TTGCCAGAGACCATCTGGTCCTGGCGCCCGATCTTCGCGAGCAGCACGGTTGCATTGTTCAGCTGCTCACGAATGGTTCCGATGTAGCGGACCTTCAGGATCTCTGAGGCCGCTGCAATATTCAACGCCATGGTCCTTACCCTCGATTGCCCATCCTCTCCGAGATCCGGAGGAAGTCATTGAGCACACTATCCTTGAATCCCGGTTCATTGACGGACTTGAAATTCCCGGACGCGGGCGGCATGGGGGCTGCCCCCGCCGGAGGTTCGATGCCGTTGGAGAGCGGCGATCCGGCCGTGGCTTGCTGCTTGCGCTGCGCCATGATGAAGTTCCGCACTTCACCCGCATGCTGCTTGGCCACATCGATCATGAAGGTCTTCGCCTCTTCGATGGTCCGGGGCCCCATTTCCGCCACCTCTTCCTTGAGGATCTGCTGAATCCGTGGAATGGCTTTCAATTCCGCGAACTGCTCCGTCAAGCCTTTGATGTGGGAATCGAGTTCCCCCGTATACCGGGAGGCGAGCTGATCAATCTCGAACTGGGCGCGCATCGCAGAGATTTGCTGCTGCGTGTACTGCCCCTGTTGGGCCAGCGCTTGCTGGAGCTGCGCCTGCATCTCCCTCGCGGTGATGAGTTCGTCCTCAGTCGCTCCGGGTTGCTGCGCGGCTTGAATCGCCTGTCCTGTCTGCTGTCGAAGGGCATGGAGGTACTGCTCCACTTTCCCAGGGTCCTGCAGGAAGCCTCGGACCTCGCCCAGGGCGCGGTCGTACTGCTGGCGGGTCGATTCGAATTCCTGTCGTTGCCGCGCCAATTCCTGCATTTTCTGGGTATAGTCATACCCTTTTTGGGCGAATTCCACTGCCCGATCGCGGGGAAGCCGTTCCACACGGTTGTTCCACTTGATCTCCAGGAAATCGCCACTCGGCGTGGAAGAGCCTGCCGGGACGGTGCCGGGGGAAGTCGGCTGTGCCGGTGTTCCCTGATCAGCTGCCGGTGCTCCGCCGCTGCCACTGTCAAATGTGTCGCTCATACGGGTGGTCCTTGTGGTCCCCCTTGGTCAGGAGGAGGCGGGCCGGGAGGAGGCGGAGGAGGCCCTTGCGGCGGTCCTCCGGGCATTTGAGGCATCGGCGGTGGGAGCATCGCCTGAATGGCTGGGACCACCTCTTGAATGCCTTCCTCCATCGCGACCTGCATCGCAGACTGGGGGTTGATGAATCGCGCATGCAGAATTGTGTGCGCGACCAGGGCCCGCCGGATTTCCGGGGGCCACGCTTGCGACTCCGGGCTCTTCAGGATGTTCGTATGGACGTCGTAGTGGATCTGGTGGTTTTCCCAGAAGTGCGGGACGTCAATCGGCGCACCCGTGCCGAGAGTCTTGTTTTCCATTCGTGCCTGGTTTTCATCCGTCTTCGCGAAGTTAAAGCCTTCTTCCAGAGAACCCATCTCCAGGAGGCTCATTCCTCGCGCCCTCACGGCCGGATCCGCCGGATCCCCAAGCATCCCAACCTTGAACAAATTCATCACCGCGTCTTGCTTCGCGGCTTTCAGCGTGGGGAGGGCGCTGCCCACCTCCACGATGACATCAGCCATTTCATCAATCTGATCGTTGACGAACTCAAAGACCTCTGCCGCGTAGTCCTTCCCCGTGGCGGAAATCAGGCGCGGCACGTCATAGCCGAGCTTGGCCATCCTCCGCAGCTTGAAGGCAGCCTCTTCAACGGTGATCTCTGCCTGGCGAATGTCTGGCGCGTGAACGGAATCCGTGGCTTCCTGCAGGAGATTCGTCTGGAACCCGCTCGTGGCGGTTCCGACTTTCCCCTCTGAAGCCGGAAAGATCTGCGTGACGTCGTCGAATTCCTTCTGCAGCAGCTCGACATTGCGCCAGAGGTCTGCCGCCACGTTCGGGGGGACCCAGGGCTGCGGAGGCGGCAGGTTCGGAATCGCCACGTATTCGATGATTTCGCCCGCCTCCGACGTCCAGCTGCTCTTCGGCAGCTGATGCTGCTTGGCAACAATGATCTTCGGGTGCGCCATCAGCCGGAGGTTCTCCGCCAGCTTCGACCGCATGAGGTTGTATTCTTTTTGCAGGTCGATGAGCTGCGCACAGACCGTGGGGCACCAGTACTGCCCGGCGACCTTGATATCGAAGAACTCAACAACCGGAAATGGATTGGGGAGATCGGCAAAGCCGTAGGGCAGTTGGTTTTCAATCTTGGCCACCACGTCCCCGACGAGCACCCGATATTGCCCTTTCGGGTATTTCCCGCACGGAGCCAGGAAATGCTCCGTCACGAGCACAGAATCCTGCTGATCTTCCTTTCCTCCAGTGGAGTAGGAATACGGATTCAGCCCGGCAATCTGGCGTTCATAGGTGAAATAGCTCTCTTCACCCTTTGAGGCAGAGATATCCTCCGCAATCTGAGGGTAGCGCTGCCGCATCTCCTCCACATCCCGAATCTTGATCCTCATGATCTCAGGCTGATCCCCGATATCGGGGATGCCAGGATCTGCCACGAGCACCTCAAACGGGCTGCCCACCTCTATGGCAGGATCTCCAAGAGGTTCATCCGTATACACGGGCAGACCAGCTTCTCCCTCGGTGACGACTCTGGCGATGGCGGTCGGGTCCCAATGGAACCACCAGAAGCCTTTTCCGGCGACCATGGCCCACAGGAGGGCATCCTTGTATTTGTGTTCCAGGCGCAGCTTTCGCCACAGGTAGTCGAGGACCTTCTGTGTGGCCTTCGCGTTCTGGTAGTCCGCATACTCGTTCGTGGCAGGAACCACGAAGGGCTTCGGCCGGTTTTTGAGGAATTTCGAGAGTCGGGCACGGATCTTCGCTTGCAGACGATTGATTTTCAGGCGCACTCTATGCGGTGGCGCCTTCGGCACGGTCAGCCGGTTGTACCGGTCGTCCCATTCCACGTACTGGTTCCCGCGGAACATCGCCGCGTTGATGAACCATTCCTGTTCATGCACCTGGCGTTCTGTTCGCCAGCGGGAACGCTTTTCCTTCGTCTCGGCGGCGAGCGCCTCGTAATCGAGCTGTTCGGAAAGCTCGTCCGGTAGCGGCATGCCGAGCGATTCCTCAGCTAGCTCGTTAATTTCCTCGCCACCGTTCATCAGCCTGCTCCAGGATGACCACTTCCATGGCGTCGGTCATATGCCGTCCTTCAGGAGGAGACCCGTCCGTTTCATAAGCGCCCACCATCCGCTCGAGCGCCGACGTCATCCGGAGGGAGGTTTCCGCCTGGAGCGACGAGACGCGAAGGATTTCTCCGATCAGCTCCCGCATGCTTCGTCGATCCGCCTGCATTTCCTCCAGGATCACGCTGAAGCCAAGAATATCACGGATCTTCGAGGTTAATCCCATGCGGAGAGCGCCCCTAATCCCGTCCACTTCTGCTGGACTTGTTCCAGACAGCGCTCATGCACTGTCGGTTCCTTCGCGGATCCTGCCACATCCTGAAGCATCCGTCCATCTCCATCGAACATGGCCTGGGAAACCGCCAACGCCAAGACGCTGGCCATGTCATCGTGGAGCCCTTGCGGCGCGGAAATCTGGACGGAACCGCCTCCCGTGAGCGTGCGTTCAAGGCTCTTCAGCTCTCGGATCGTTTCTCCATCGTCAACAAGGCGGATCTTCTTCTGCAGGAAGAGCTGCTGGAGATTCCCGAAGAGCTGGCTCTTACTCTTGGACGTGAAGGTGACAGGAATGATTTCAATTCCTCTCATCCTCAGAAGCTGGCCCAAGGATTCCAGGTGGTATTGATCGGAATAGACCACAGAGGAACGGTATTCCAAGAGCAGCGGCACGAGGATATCCAGGATCGCCGCGGGAGAAAGGACCTCTCCGGAACGGGCGATGAATCGCCGCACGGCATCCTGCACAACGACTCCTTGTTCATTGTGCACAATCGTGAACGCAAAGGCGTCGCGGCGGAATGCGGGGTCGATCGCGGGGTAATACGTCCACTTGGGGTTGTACGGGCGTTCGAACACGTCGTGATCGCGGGCCTGCTCCACGAGCACAGTGGGAATGAAGCCGGAGATCGAATCCTGGAACTCCGCGAGGATCTCGCGCTCAAAGGCGCGTTCATCGCGTTCCCGCTCCCTGACGAGGAATTCCCTGGTGACGAGGGGATTCCCCATGACCGCAGTAGAGCCGACGATCACGAGGACTTCACGGTATTGCTCGCGTTGCGCGTCGTGGTAGAGCTTCCATCCTTCAGTGCCAGCCTCTGCATACTGATACAGGAGGCCCGCCTTGTTCCAAGGAGTGGAGATGCCTACGATCTTGCGATCGGGGAACTGGACTTGCCCTGGGCTCAACGCGCGGTAAATTTCATAGTCCGGATTCGCGCTTTCCGCTTCCTGATACCAGACGCCCACTTCGTCCAAGACGGAGACCGGAGACGCGAAGCCACGAACGCTCTTCAACGTTGCCGGCACGCAGGAGATCGTGAAGCGGTTTTTCAGGTCAATCCGATCCGCCGTGATCTGCACCATCTCCTTTTCGAGGAGGGGCGAGGATTCCAGGACAGCGCGCACGAAATGCAGGCTGTTCCGCGCCATCCGGAGATCCTGGGCAATCTGAAAGCAGATGCCTTGCTGTCGGGGGCGCAGGAATCGCTCGTGCCCGCCGCAGGTCGCCTCATAGGCCACGATCGTCGCCGCGAAGGCATCGGTTTTCCCAGCTCTTCGTCCGACAATCAGCCACGCTTCCCGATATTCCTTGGGCCTGTATTCCGGGAATCCGGTGTCATGGATCTTCGTGATGAAGCCGTGGTCATCGCGATCGCAGGCGCCATGGAAGATCCGCCACAAATCCATCTCCGTGAAGCCGGTTTTCTCGTCGGTGTTCCGCGCGGAGAGCGGGACGCCATACATGAGCTTCAGCGCGACCCTCTGCGGGAAGGCGAGTTCCTCAAACCTCACGCGCAAGAGCGCCCGCTCGCTGATGGCTTCTTCGAAAGAAATCCGGTCTCTCCCTGTCATCAGCGCAGTTTCTTCGTGGAGTCTTTCTGGAGCGTCTTCTTCAGGGCGGCGTTTTCCACGAAACGCTGAGGGAGGACCCGTGGCTTCGGCAGCAAAGGCTTTTTCATCGGGAGATCTTCTTCAGGGTTTTTGCCAGCCTGGCTCTCTTCGCGGCGAGCGGCCCGTATTCCCCGCGGAGAGCCCGCATCAGCGCTTCTTTGGGGATTTTCTCTCCATGCGGGATCCCCAGCTGACGGTGCAACGCCCCTGGGTGCTGAATCGCCTTCCCAATCCACTTCTTTTCCATCAGGCTGCTGCCACCACCGTCAGCTGGGCGAGAAGGTCTTTGACTTGTTCCTTATTCAGAACAATTTGCAGGTCCCGCTTCCCGCACCGTTGTGGGTCATCCTTGATCTGTAAGACCACCAGATCCTCAACGCGCTTGACCCTTATACGCATGGAATGCCGACCTGTTCGCGAGCGCCTGTTGCAGCGCAAATGCCTGCTGTTGCTGCTCCATCTGCGAGGCGATCTCCAGCATTTTCTGCACGCGTTCCATGACCCACGGATCCCGCTCCTGCGCAGCTGACGTCCCTTCGTAGCCGCCAGCGGGGTTCGCCTGCGTTGGGAGCGGCTCAACCGGCTCAACTGCCTGCTCGACCGCGGTGGGCGGGGCTGCAGGCCCAGCGAGCTTTCCAAGCTGATAGCCTCCGTAGCCGCCAAGCCCCGCAAGCGTGAGTGCGCCAACAGCCCCAATGCTCTTCCGCCCAGGTTTAATGAATACCTCAGGCTTTGGAGGAATGCCTGCGCCAGCGCTGACGGTCGGCGGGGCTACTGGAGGCGCTGCTCCTGCCGCGGCCTTCAGCAAGGGGCTATCCGGGGGGAGCAGCGCTGGATCGATGTCGATAAATGGCAGCGTCAGCTGTTCGATCGCGGATTCTTCCGGGGATTTCGGACGGAAGCCGCCTTTTGGCACTGATGGGACTTTAATTTTCGTCCGTGGCCCCGCCATTAGAGCTTTCCTTCCGCGTGGAGCTTATGCAGCTGGTCTCCCAACTGCGCTGCCGCGAGTTGCTCTGAGGAAGCCTTGATTGCCGGAAGTTTCGGGTAGTTCGGGGTGGTGGCGTGGAAAGAGCCATCCGGCTGCTTTCGCACTCGAATCGTGAAATTCTGCTGGCTCGTCAGATCATTGGATGACCGTAGCATCGGAGATCTCCTCCGTTGGACGAGACGGGGGCAGTTTCCGCGCCCGTTCCGCTCGATACGCGTCCAACGTGTCGATTATACGGCCTTTTACTTTCTGGGCATCCCCATTCTTCTGGAGAATCCCAAGGCCAAACGCGAGATCCCGCGCCGCTTCTAAAGATCCCATGGTCAGATGCGCTTCGTACACGGCAAGGACCTTGGGAGCGAGATTGTCATACAGCAACGCCCGGTAGTGATCGATGAAGCCGGTTTCCGTCGCGAGTTCCAGCGCCCTTTTCACGCCCTCCGGAGAAACGCGGTATTTCTCGCTGATCTCCTTCACGCTCCGGCCCATCGCCTTTTCAATGGCGATCAGCGCTGTGCGCAGTTCCGCGACCTTCTTCTGCTGTTGTTGGGAAGGAGGGGGTTTTTCCTCAGCCATGGGAGAAGAATACTCGGCATGGAGGAAACGCACAACTCCCCCCTGCATGGTGGAGGAGGGGGTAGGATGCAAGAGGAAGCGCGGTTCCCCCCATGCCGGAAGCGAAGATACCAGAGACAAGCGGCAAAAGGGGCTCGTTTTCCTGGTTCGCGTCTGCAGCCCCCTGGTTCGCCCTTTTCGCGGGGCACTGGTTCAAAGTGGTTCATCGGGGTGAACCAGATGAACCAGTTGGGAACGCGTTGGAAATAAAGGAGTTCCGGGAATTGGGCTCTGCCCCTGGTTCAGGTGGTTCATTCCGCCTTATACCAAGAAGTGCACCACCCAGATGAACCCAAAGGGTGGTTCATACTGGTTCAAACGAGTGAACCAGGGAGAAAGACATTGAAAAGAAAGGACTTAGGAGGAGAAAATTTCCTCAGCTGGTTCAACCACGTGAACCATTAAGAAATGGCGCGTTTTCCGCTCTGCTGAAGAGCCCCTCTTTGGGGGGCTCCCGCGCACGGAACGGTCTAACCGCTCCTCTCCAGTGGCGGGGTGAGGAAAAGGGCTTTCATTTTTCCAAAAATTTTTTAGAGTTCTGCAGTGTCAATAGGGGGCGGGGGAGTCAGACAAGGATCCGGGGGGTAGGGGACCCGTCCACCCCGCGATGATAGTCAGACGCTGATCCTCCGCACGTCCGCCAGGGCAGCAAAAGTACAGCATTGCGAGACAGCTCCAGCGTAATCACAGAGCCTAACGCCACCACCTTCATCCTTTGGGGTTTTCAGTTCTTCCTGCTGCCTTATTTTCTTACCTGATTCTTTTGTGGTTCAGGGGTTCAGACCACCTGGCCCGGGAGGAGAGTTCCTCCGCCCGAAGGAAGGAGTGAGCCATGGGTTTCGTCGAGTTCGTTCTCCGCTTCTGGAGCCTACGAGTCGAGCGTACCGGGTACGCGCGAGTCCTCAGGGACGTGACCTGGGGTGACACCCAGAGCGCTGACCGGACGCCACTGAGCCGCCGCTTCGCCAGCATGGCGGAGTACTTCGCTGCCGCCAACAAGTTGAGCCCCAGCGATGCACGGGCAGAGCTGGTGCGCCAGCTCATTGCCAACGCGACCGTCTTGGAGAACCACGGGCTCACCGTCCGCAACTTCACCAACGTCTACGGCGAGACGACGTTGGGAATCGGGGTATCACGCAAGCCCATCTGGACGACAACCGCCGACGACCTCGCTGCCGACCTCGCAGCGGTGGACAGCACGGCAATCGACCTGCCCGACGACATCCCCTACTAACCGGCTACCGCCTGGGGATCGCGCTGAGACCGCGCGATCTCCAGGCCCCCTTTTTCGCAGGCGCGGGGGTAGCCCTCGAGCTTCTTCCTAGAGCCTGCAGTGGCGGAGAAACGGAGACCCTAATGGCCCTGAGATTCACCATGCAACCCCGAGTAACGCTGACCTCATGGCGCGCAATCGCAGAAACCGCGGCGTACGTCGCGACCAGCGCTGGTCGCCGTCGAGGTTCGTGGGATCGCGATCACTACCGGTTCTCATCGTCGTCGCCAGCGCTGGCACTCGCCAAAGGATACGACCTCGAACCGAGGCTCATCCGAGCCAAGCGAAGTGCCCAATGATCAAAAACCAGCGCGTCATGCACGTGACAGAGAATGGAGCGAGCCACCGAGTGCTCGCACAGTCCGGATGGACCCAGGTCTCGACGTACAACCGAAACGATATGGGCCCCGCAGCCGTGCTCGTTGGCGACGCCATCCCCACCGGCTACCGCGCCATCTACGGCAACGAACGCATCCTCGATCGGCTGGAGAAGAAGGCGTAAGCCTTCAGCATGCTCACCAAGTGGCGAGGAGGAGAAAGACATGAGAGGAAAAGCCAGCATCTTCCAGCAGCTAGGCGACCGCATCCGTGCGCTGTTCTCCCAGTTGCGCTCCCGCGTCAGCAACGCACAGAGAGCCAAGCTCATCAGAAAGCACAAGGACTACAGGAAAGCTGTCCGAATCCAGAGGGAAATCCAAGCCCTCGAAGACCAGAAGCTGACACTCGCCCGAGACCTCGACAAGCTGGGCTGGGAAGCCACGCCCTACTGGCTGGCTGACACGGAAGCACCAGTCGTGCCCAGTGAGATGCGGCGGAACCCGCCACGTGCCGCCAAGAGCCCAGAAGAACAGACCCTCGAAGACGAGGAAGCCCAGTGGATCAAGCGCCTGACAGAGCTGGAGATCCGCGCCACGCTGAAAGATCCGAACACGGCCAACGCCATCCTCGAATTCATGGCCCAGCTCGACACGCGTGATAAGGAGACCAAGAAATGAAGGAAGAGCCTGAAGGCGAAGAGCCGAACATGGCAGAGTTCGAAAAGCGCGCGGATGCGCTCTACGACATGCTGGTCGTCTTCCTGATGGGCACAAATGAGCACCCCACAGTGATCACCGCGGCGATCACGAAAGTGCTCATCAAGGCCCTCGCCCACAGCATCACCACAAGGGAACAGCTCGAAGACATGCGCAAGCTGTACGCCGACTTCCCCAATGCGGTCATCGCGCACATCAAGGAGTGCGAGTATACGTATCCCGGACTGAAGGCGGAACTCAAGGCAGCAGAGCCTGCCTCCGAAGTACCCTCCGCTGAGGAACTGGAACAATGGCTCAGACTCGAGTAGCTCCGCGGATCTTCGCAGAGATTACGAGGATCCCGTACATCATCCGGTACCAGGATCCGAGTACGAAAGCTGTGTTAGAAGGCTCGTACAATCCGCTCACCCATGAGCTGCGCTGGAACTGCGGTGCCGCCGTCACCCTAGAGCAACTCAGCGCAGTCGCCGACTGGACCGTCGAACTCCGAATGCTCACGCTCAGCGGAGTCCACGGATGATGCCACTCCCATGCATCATCGCCCTTGCCGTGATCGCCGTGGCCCTGATCGCAGGCCAGCTCCTCGCCATGGAAGCGCTGTACGAGATCATCCGGTCGCTGCGCCACCTCAGCTCCGAAATCTCAGTCATCCGTGAAGACCTGCGCTCAGCAGACAGGAGATTCAGACACTCATGACCATATCGCCCACCAGTAAATAAGAGCCCGTAGGGAAAGCCGCCTCCATAGCCGTTGTCAAGGTTCTAGGCATTGACCTCGAATTTGACAACGGCGTTAGCCTCGTGTATACTGTCCGTCCCCGCCCAAGGGAAGGAGGAGCCCTTGACCGAAGAGAAAGCCCCGATTGCCGTGAAGACCACGTACACCGTCGCCCTGGAATGCGGCTTCGACATTCGTGTGTCGAAGAGCAGCGATGATCTGCAGAACGTCCAGCTGCAGATCGTCGATCGCACGGATCGGGAATGTGCCGACAGCATCAACCTCACCGCCATCGAGTGGCGGACTCTCTTTGACCTGTATTACATGCTTGGGGTCTATCCGCCCAAGCCTGAGGAGACGGCGTAATGCCCACCACCAAGGACGAACTCAAGCGCTACAAGGCGTACCTGCTCCAGCAAGCCATCACCGTGAAAGACGAGACGCAAGGCTTGCAGGAAGCCTCTTCACGCGAGATCAACCTGGGCGTGGAACTCGCGGTGGAGATCGAGAACATCATCAACAACGACGTCGAAGCGCACGGCCCACTGCTGAACGCCACGGTCGCCTCGCTGCTGGGCTCTGCCGCCGTGGGCATGATGGTCAACCGCATGGATCTGCCGGAAGAATATCTCCGCCAGATGTTCACCGCGATCATCCGCAAGAACTTTGAACTGCGGAGCTTTCCAACAGCTCTGCCTTCCAACGGAGTGACGCACTAATGGCGAAGTCCACACCCATTTCCTCGCTCACAGCATGGCAGATCCACGATCACATGCTCTCCGCGCACGTCCCACGGATGCTGACCTACGGCCCTCCCGGAATCGGAAAGTCCTACGGCCCAGCGAAATGGGCCGCGAAGAACCGCTGGGAGTTCATGAGCGTCACGCTGACAGACCAGACGCCAGCCTCAGAGCTGCGAGGGCACTTCATCCTCAAGGGCTCCGACTTCGTCTGGCACGATGGCGTCGTCACGAGAGCGTGGCGGAAAACCCAGGAAGGCCTCAACGTCCTGATCGAGATCAACGAGATTGTGGAAGCGGGCGCCGACGTCGAAGTCTTCCTCCACAACGCGTTGGACGATCCTGAGTTCGCCAGACTGGATCTTCCAACCGGCGAAACCATTCGTCCGGCTCCGGAACGTCTCATCGTCGTCGCCACGATGAATGGCAATCCGGGCATGATCCGCGAAGCCCTCCGTGATCGCTTCCCGGTGAAGATCCAGCTCAACGAACCGCATCCCGATGCAATCATGGCGTTGCCATCGGACTTGCGCCCACTCGCCATGGAAATGACCAAGGCATCGAAGGGAAAAGATCGCATGAGCGTTCGCCCCTTCGTGGCCTATGCGCAGCTTCGGAGCCGTGTCGCCGCGAACATCGCAGCTGAGGCGGTCTTCGGGGAGAACGCACTCGACATTCTCACAGCATTGGGGCTTTCAACGATCAAAGCCCCGAAGTAAAGGAGCTGGCTCTTGCGAAGAACATTCCCGGAAGTCTTGCCTGACGATCGGGGTGGCGAGGAGTGGCAAGTCTCTCAGACGTTTCTGGGCGACCTCCACGCCACCACCGATCTCAAGCGGAAGACGATGACCATCCCGGGCGGCGACGATGCGCAATCACTGGCCGTCCGTGCACGGGAGATGATTGCCGCAGCAATCGGCTCCGGATGGGATCATTACAAGGTCTCGCAGAAATATGATCTCAAAGTGGCCTCGGTGGCGCTGGCTGAGCGCATCCGCGTGAACTGGTCGATTAGGAACGCGGATAGCTTGATCGGCTCCGTTCCCCTCATGGCGCAGGAAGCGCTGACCCAATACGAACACAGCACGATCACCCAGAACGAACTGGACGTCGCTGTCGCGCAATGGCAGAAGGCCTACAGAAAGGAGCCGAAAGACACGCTCAAGCGGTGGGCGATGGCAGCCATGGACGCCGCCTTCACGGCGGATCAGTGCGCCATCATAGAGCTTGGACGCCGCATGATAGGCGATGTCCCCGAAGACGATGAATCGTCGATGGTCGATCAGATCTTCGAGCAGCTCTGCGAACGGATAAATAAGATCTGCATCGACGGGGCGTCACGCCAGCGCTCCGGCATTCCCAAGCTCTCCACAATCGTCGAACTGGCAAAAGCCCTTGAGAAAACCGTGGATAATGCCATCGACGACAGCATGATGAGCGGTGCACGCGACGGTCCACCTGCTGATCCGGACGATCGCATGCGCATGAGCAAAAAAGATCGTGCGGCGTTGGACATGCTCGATCCAGACGGAAACAAGATGAAAAAACGGAACGAGCAGTTCGAAGGGCGATGGCCCGTCAGCGCGAAGCATCGCTGGGGTGAACTCACCATCGTCGAGGCGAGTCTCGTCGATGACTTCCGCATCCGTAGGCTCTTGAGGAAAGCCTACGCCACGGACGCAGGCGTGCAGATCGGCGCCCTGCACCGCCTCTATACGGATCAGAAGATCTTCCGCGATGTGAAGCTCGTCAACGTCGGAACCGTGCTCATCGACACCTCCGGATCGATGAGCCTGAGCCAAGAGGACATCTATAACATGGTCCTCGAATGCCCAGCGATCACAGTCGCCACGTACTCCGGCGAGGAAGCCGAAGGCGTCCTGAAGATCGTCGTCAGCGGAGGGAAGATCGCGCATGATTCCAATGACTTCTATCCGCCAGGTGGCGGTGGAAACATCGTCGATGGCCCAGCGCTGGAGTGGCTGGGCACTCAGCAAGCACCGCGAATTTGGATCTCTGACGGCTGCGTGACAGGCATCAACGACACCATGGCTCCGAACCTCACCATGGAGTGCATCGCCCTGCTCGCCCAGCATCAAATCTGGCGAGTGCCAACGCTCACGCACGGAGGGCAGCTGGTGAAGCTGCTCAACGACCCACGGAAAAAGCGATTGCTCATGGAAAGCCAATGGGGCTTGTTCATACCCCAGGAGGGCGCACACCGATGATCGAAAAAGGCCTGTATCACATCTCACTCCGCAACGGCGTGAAGATTACGCTGAGGAACGGGCGAGAGGCGCTCTCGCTGTTCCTCAAAGCGGATGAGTTCCAAAGGAATGACGATCTCTATCATGCCCATCTTACTGAGGCATTGGTAGACCAGATTGACGCAGCCGGGCGGAGCTATGCCGGATGGTTCATGGTAGACGAGGATTCCGCCCGCCTCACGATTCCGGAGCGCAACATCGCTGGATGGCAGTGGATTGAGGACAAGCCCATTGTCGAGGAGAAGCCTGTCGATCTCGAGGAGATTCGAAGGCTCTTGGAGGGCCCACCCCGTGCAGATTGAAATCGTGCCCATCCCACAAGGCTCTGGGCGCATCACCGCCACGAGCGCCATCTGGGACGAGCTGATCAAAGCGAAACTCACAGGTGTCGCGATTCGGGTCAACATCGAAAGCGCGAAAGCAGCCAAGCTGCTGCAGAACTCGCTCTCCCACAGAGTGCGGAAGAACCTCCCATCGTGCCGCCTCCGCTCTCAATGGGACCGCGCCACCCAGCTACTCACGCTATGGATCAGCGAGTAGCCCAGCTCCGGACGGCGATTGCCATTGAAGAGATCGCCTCCACCTACGCGAACATGCTGCGGCGGGTGTCATGGGAGGAGCCCGCCGCTGAGATCCACGCCGTCTACGACACACTCAACCTGCTGGCGGGGAAGGCCCTCGCCTGGCAGGCGGCGCTGAAGGAGGACAAGGAATGACGAAGAAGAAGGAAATCACGGATGAGGAACTGGCAGCGACGAAGCCGCTCGCGTTTCAAAGCGTGAACATCCTCCGCTTTCTGATGGAGAAGAACCAAGACCCTGCCGACATCTTCATGGTCATTACGCTCGTGCTCGTCGGGCTCAAGGCCATGTTCTTCGTCGGATCCTCAGAGGACTGGGAAAAGATGATGGCCGGGCTCAGCGAGTACGTCAACAAGGAAGCCGACCATGCGCTGAGGGATATCCCTGAGGTGATCGCGAAGATCAGAGGGGATGCCTATGACTGACATCGAGCGGCTATTCGACTTCGCCCAGTCAGCCTTGGACAACCAGAACTGGCTGGCGGGGATGATCGAGGTGGACTGTGACCTTGGGAATTTCGCTGTGGCGCTGGCGTCGAAGGAGGCGCATGACAACCGCCACAAGATTATCCACATCTTGGCAGAGGTCTTCCCGGGCGTGACCGCGATCCGCTTTCTCTACGACGGCTACGTCACCCCATTGGAGGATGGGAAACCGTGCCCGGAATGCCTGGGAGAAGAGCCAGAGCGTTCAACATGCACAGCCTGCTGTGGCTTTGGCCTGCAAACCGATAGCACTGGCCGCTCCGATGCGCTCGTCGTGATTGAGATTACCAAGGAGGGACAGACCGTTCACACCCAGCGGTACACCGTGGTTGGAACGCCCAAGAGCGGCACCGTCAGGCGGCTCTACCAGCGCCCGACCTCACACAGCATCAACGGCGAGGATCTGACCGGTTTCCATTCGTCTTACCCGGAGACACTATGACCATCAACGAAGGAATCGCGAAGTACGGCAGACTGCCCGCGGATGGAGAGCCGCGTATCCACGTGGCTCAGGAGATCTTCGATACGCTCTTGAAAGCCGGCGTCGATTGCAAGCTCTCGTCCGTAGCGGTCGCCTACATGAAGTGGCTGAAGACCCAGACGATGACAGAGGTGGCGAAGCCCGACCCCGTGAAGCCTGCGTCAATCGCGAAGAGGGCCAGGCGTGCAGCGAAGCGGCAAGAACAGCAGATCAACGAAGCCATGCACACGCGGCTGCAGTCACGGATTGACGACGCCGATCGGCTGCGGACACTCGTGGATGCCCGGGAGATGATGCTGATCGCGTTCGACGGCCTGATCGCCCAGCTCTCGCTGCGCCTGGCGAAGTAGGCACAAGAAGGTTCTCACACTCTTCAAGGGGGAGGCGCGGAGGATCCCGCGTCTTCCCCGGAAAGGATGCAGCATGAGTGCGGAAACGGGGCTAGCGCCCCCGTCCGGTGGTCAGCAGGCTTTCGGCGTTTGTGGCGGGG